TAGCATCATAAGTTATATCAGAATAACTGTAGATATGCTTGAGGCCATCGCGTTTCTTAACGCTGCCCTCAGACATAACAATCATATTCTGTAAACTTTGAGCCGAAGAAGCGTAAACAGGACTATCAGTACGCATAAGAAGCGAACCGCTTACCTCACCGAACTGAAAGCTGTTAATTGGAACGCGAAGTTTCTGCATTAACTGCGCCTTTGAGCAATGAACCTAGATGTATTGAGCTTTTGTGTAGTCTGGCGTTGTGAATCCAGACGACGGGCTAGCATCATTTGTGACGCAGCCTTCTGCTCCATGAGTTGTGAAAGCGTAGCGTCTCGAGCCACCGACGTAGCGAGAACAGCCGCCATAGAATATTCAACCGCGATAGTAAAATAAGGGGCCCAGTTAGCTTCGGTTGCGCGGAAAATGTAGTCAGCGACAACCTCCTCTGTTTCAGAAACATCGCAGTAAACCTTGTCTCCGTAAGTGTCGAATACGATTGGAGAATCGTGGACCGTAACAGCAGACACAGTAAGTGTCCCTGCCTCTAGCTGATAAGCAGCCGAGAAACGACCAGTTGGTGCAGTGGCTATACGACTTAGCACTGCTTGATTAGTTGCGAAGCCCCAACGAGAGTTCGTCAGGGCCGCGCGGGAGATGTCTTCATACATTGCGTCACAAACATCAGCCTCCACAGTCCCGTCCACGAAGGACAGGATTGGAGAGCCACCCATTAAGATAGATGCGCGGGAACATACTTTGATCGCTGTATTTGCTGTATCTGGCATGAAAGCTAGGGGAGCCTGAGCCCCCCCCCTCTATTAATTGTTGTCGAGAACTTCGTAGATGCCGTTGTCATCAATAGCAATCGCACCCATGGACATCATTGATGTTGTAAGGTGTGACACTTTTTGCGGCACGTAGTTCACTTCAGTTGCAACATCAGCGTTAATGCCGAGGCCGATAGCAGTTGTGTGGTAAGCAAAGTTCTTACCGCCAGCTACAGCAGACGTTGAGAAAATCTTGAAGCCCAAGAACTCTTTCATTGTCATGCCACCTGCGAACGGCAGGTTCTGTGGTCCAACATAGTCAGATGACGCGAACTCATTGATTGAGAACAAGTCAGCAAAACCAGCAGGGGACATAGCGATATAACGCTGGCCGTCCTCTGCAACATCAGCAGTGCCGAATGTTTCGAACAATGTAAGCAAGTCAGCTTTTGCCAAAGCGCCAGAAGTGTCAGCGATTTGAGTAGAGTTAGCACCCGCATCCATTGCAGCAACGATAAGCGCATCAGTTTGACGGCCCAGCGCAGAAGCAGCAGATGTAGCTACAGCTTGACGCTCATTGATGTTGGTCTTTAGCTCGTCGAGTTTGTCGATGTACTCGGCTGCGAAGTAGTCAACCATTGTCGCTTCAACATTAGTGTGCGCCAAATCCATTGGAGCCACGTCAGCTTGACGAGTCTTGGTAACAGCAGCACCTGCACCGATTTTCTGAAAACGAGCAACAGAACCGCTTACGTTAGTAGAGCGAACTGTGTTGCGTAACTTAGAGCCCATGCGCTGATACGCCATATGCACTTCGGTTTCGAATTGTTTGATAAACGCTTGGTCGATTGAGTTAGCCATTGTAGCTATCCTTATAAAAGTTGCAGTAAACGGGTGTCCGTTCCTTCACTTTAGCAAGGGTGTCCTCTCGGGCCTCTCAGTGCATCACGGGCCGTGATGATTCAGAAACAATACTAATAGTGTCCTCAACGCAACGCACAAAATGAACTGTTATGTTCTTATTATGATCTTCGAGCAACACATCTGGGATAAAACCTAAATGAATCAACCAGTTATGGATGAAAGTGTTTTGAGACCAGACGTTGCAATAAAGAATTGGATAGAAATTATGATAAAATAGTATCAGTTCTGGTGATGCTTTGACAAAAGAACGCCAGTGTTTGCGTATCGACTTAGCGAACATAGTCCACATAACGCCGCCTTGGTCTACTCCGCACATGGCAATTACCTCGCCATCAGCCGTAATAACATGCGACATCTCTCGATCAAGCAGGTCAGGAAGCAAACGATTCGGATCGTCTTCATAGAGCTCACGAATTTCCCGAAGGTTTTCTTTGCTAAGATTGCCCTTCAGTAGCTCAACGTCCCCGAGCTTCGCGTGATGAAGCTCGAGACCGTGGCTTTTTATTAGAGGCTTAACCATAGAGTTTCTTAAACCCAGCCTCTACCTGCTTAACGAACGATGGGTCACGATGCATCGGGTGGTGATACCGATCATCCTTCATCATTTCACGCAGATCAGTCTCCGAAGAGCCTGCTGGTGGTGCTGAATTGCCTGAGAACGACCCGTCCTTCATAGCTTCAGCGATATGTTCGAGCGCGATAATACCCTCCGCGCTCTCACACATGCGCTCAATCGCTGGCATCGCGTCCTGTGGGAAGAACTTCGTTGCAAAAAGAGACGCAGATGTAATACGATCTGTTGCGTTATCACCGAGCTTAGCAGTTTCAGCCTCGATGTCTGGCCCAGAATCACCCATGCCAGAGGACATATACATATCAATGCCCTTCTTGAACTCGTCCTGACTGTAGCCATTCTCGTGAGAATGATTAGACCACCAGTTCAACAACTCGCTATCGACTGCTGTTTCTGGGTCAATAGTGTCTGGAAGCTCGTAGTCGCCAGCAGTTTCTGGGCGATCAGCGTATGCTTCTTGCTGCAATTCACCCAGAATAGCCTCGCGCATATCAGCATCCTTGCTTCCGATCTTGGACTCAAGAGATTTGTATGCCTTAGCTAAGTCTTCCCCGCTGTTGTACTTCTCGGGAAGCCACTCAGGGCGTGTTGGCTCTGCGTCTTCAGCTACTACGAAGTCGCGTTCTGCTTCTACTGGTGCTTCTGTTGCTTCTTGTTCCATCATTTCTTGCTCCTGTGTCCATGCGCGATACGCTGCTCGATAAGGCCAACGATATAACGCTGGCCCTCGATGTGTCGCAATTCTTCCGTGGTCACATTAGGCCCATTAACCATCTCGATAGTAATGGATCGCAGATAGCGAAGGACTTCTTTCCCAGTAGGGCTCTCGAATACCACCGATATGTTCTTGCTGATTTGTGAATCAAGCTCTGAACCACGCTGGTATCCGTCGATTCCTATATTAATCTTGCTACTCAACTGGAATCCCTTGCTGCTGTTGTTGCTGCGCCGCTTGCTGCGCTAATGCAGCTATTTGTTTACGCTGCTCTTTGTCTCGAATCAAGCGTTCTGGCACACCAAATTTCTTAGCAAGGTAAATTGCTGACTCTTCACCATCAATTAATAGCTGCAACATCTCTGGTCCGAACACGCCACCAACCATTTCAAGGAACCGAGCAACAGTCGTGATGTCCTGATTTGCTTGGGCTTGAGCTAGTGGAGAAGTTGCTCTGATCTTAACCTCACGGCCATTCACAGTAGGGAGCTCAATGCGTCCCTGCTTCTTCAAGATGTAGATCACGCGCTGGATAACAGGCTGCACGAGCTCAGACTGCAAACGTCCGAACGCTGCACCCATACGACGAGACAAGTCAGCCATACGTTCTGCGACTTCTGTAGCAGAGGCTGGTGTTCTGTCTGGGTTTCCGAGCATGTCGTTATACAATGCGTTCTTAATATTAAGGCGCATATCGCTAAGAACTAGCTGTGCAACGTCGAACTTACCCGCAGATTGGATAGGCTGTAAGCCATTGCTGCCCATAGCCTTCGGAATGATAGACCCTGGAACAAGCTGAATTGTATCTGGGTTCACAACGCCGTCGTCGTCCATCTGATAGATGCCTGAGATAGCCATCTGTGCGTTCTCAAGGATCAATTCGATAGTGAGGTTCGTAGTTTTGATAGCAGACAGCGCGTTAATCAACGGGCCACGGCCATAAACTTCACCAGCGCACTTAGTCCAGCGGAAACAAACGTAAGGATTAGACCCAACGCCTTGCATCGCCTTCTTATGCAGCAAAGTTTTAGTGGTCATACAGATAGCGTAGTGCAAATACGCTTCTTGGTTCTTCAAAGAGTAGTCACGACAGACAACTTCAAGCACATCAGTAGTGTTATCACTGCCTGCGTGTTGCATTACCTGAGGATCAAACGTCGAATTAGGGTAAAGAAGCTCAAGGTGGGCGTACTTAACCTTGCTCCGAACACGATAAACGTGGTCGATGCGGTCATCTGGTCCAGTATCTAACACCACATGCGGCAGTGGAATCGCAGAGAATATGATCGGGTTAAGAGCATCGCCTTCTTCAACCGCCAGAATACCAGTACCAACTGCTAAATCCATAAAGGACTCATGCACTTCTTGTCCGAAGTTCGAGTTCTGGATTACATCGAACACGTACTCGGTGACTTGATCGAGATCATTGTCAACGCCATCGCGCTCTTCTGGAGGTACTTCACTGCCTGCAATCAGGTCAGCCCAACGCGCAAAGTTCGGAACAATGCCGTGCTGTAGTCGGCTTGCGAACTCCTGCACACCAACAACTGCCGTCTCGTCGAAGATTTTATCGTCTCTGCGTTGACCAGCGGTCTCGGCATAGAAGGATTCGCGTTGAGGAAGAGCGTATTCGTAGCACTCCTCGAACAACGGCACCCAGTTCTCACGGAAAGACTTAGCTGTTCCGTAGCTCTGGATGTATTTCTTTGCGATTTGATCCATTACTTGAACCGTTGCAGGTAGCCAGCCGCCCCTGATGAAGAGGAAAACAGCGAACGACGGCCCTTGCCGCCACGTTTACCTTTGCGTTGCACCCGTGCGCTAAGCGCCTCTTCGATGTCTTCGCGTTTTACACCAGCTTTTTCTTCTGCTGCCTCTTGTTGAGCCGCGGCAGCTTCAGCGCGTTGCCGTGCTGCTGCGTCTAACTCTGCTTTTGTAGGCCCAACAGGACCCGAACTACCACCACCACCACACATAAAATTCTCCTTTGTTTCGCTTTGATATGCACATTATAGATATTTTCTCAATGCACAAATTAAAGCCTAGACCACAAGCTCGGCTTCTTTCTCTGCTTAGGTCCGCGTGTAAATACGTCGAAGTCGCGCTTAGCGATTGTCGGCTGCGCAGGTTTCTGGCTGTTCATCAGTGCTCTGCCCTCACCAGCACCCAAGAAAAGGTACTGCGCGGCATCGTGAACGTGGCTGAACATGTTCTTATCAGGCTTATCAGCGAATCTTTCGCCGCTGACTTCCATGCGCTTGTACGCATACCCGCCCTCAAAGCCTTTGATTAGCTGCATACACCGATTGTCGATCAACAAACCCGACTTACCCTCGACCATCTTAGTTAGTTGCGAAGCAACCGCCTCTAATCGCAGATCAACGGAGTTCGAAGGGGCAGGGAAAGCACGAAGACCAGCACCACGAAGGATATGGAACGGAGTTGACTCGTCTGTTTGCGCTCGGAAGTCACCAGCGGGGTCTCCGATGATGATAGCTTCTGAGGCAGCAGCAAATCTCGTGGCTAATTCGTTACGCATTACCTCAGCAAAGCGCACGATACCCATATCAATAGCTACGATCTCGGATTGTAAGAACCATCGGCCTCGAACCTTCTGCCCGAAGACAGCAGCAGGGGTTAGTCCGAAATCAACACCGACGTACACAGGATGACCGGCCGCAACTGGTATTTCTTCCTTAGCAACGTGAACTTCTGGAGCAAACATGGGGTAAACTGGCTTCCCTTCTTGGATATGACCAAGGCGATTCATCACATATACGTCTATCCATGACTTAGTTTTACCTTGAATCAGGTTCGGATAGTAACCCTTCATCATGTTCGCGCTGTTCTCAGCTAGTTTGTTTGGAACGTAGTCCTCGATGTCACCTTCTTCGCCTTTGACTTCAACCATGCCAGAGGGCTGGGTAAAGAAAGCCCAGTTGTCTGGTTTAACCAGCATCTTAGCTTGCTCACGCGGTATATGATCTGGCACTGGAACCTCACCAGACATAATCGGCCACCAGTGATCTTCCTCAGGCGCGTTGGTATCGGCAATAACGCCAGTCCAAGTAGGACCGCCATCACGCATAGAAGGGAAGCGACCAACACGCATCGTACAGGCGTCAATAATACTCTTAGGAATCTCCCGAGCTTCGTTAATCCAAATGCCAGTAAGTTCCAGAGAGAGTAATTTCTTAACATCTTCGGGTCTATCCAATGCAAGGAAGATAACCTCGAGCTCGAGATCAGCTTTTTTAATGTTATGAGTGTACGGAACAGACCAAGTGAACTTACCCCAGTCTGCTTCGGGAAACCAATCGAGCCAAGTCTTGATTGTCGTGGTTCTTAACTGCGGGTTTGTGTTCCGAATGATAGCCCATCGGCTGCGTCGAACGCCGTTCTTGTTCGGCTCTTGCTGTAAGGCACGACGAAACACTTCGATGCAAGACGCAACAGACTTACCAGACCCGACAGGGCCACGAATCCCACGAAAGAACGTCTCGTCCTTCATAAAATCTTTGAGAACCTGACCGTCAGGCCTGTATTTAAAGTCCGTCAAACTACCTCTTATTCCTAGCCTTATTGATATCCTTTAGCAATTTTGTACTCGTGGTATCGGCTGAACTTTTTATAGCCTTGCGGAGACCCTGAGTTGCTTTAGAGGCACCTTTTTTACGACCGATAGCTTTCATCGAGATCCGAGTGAACTCTTTTTCGTCAGCGTCTCGGAGCTTCATGGTTGCATCCATATACCGCTTGCCTGTAATGATTTCCATTTTATTCGCCGTAGATTTGTTTTCTAATTCTTTATTAAGCATTAGAAGAGTTCGCGCAGCTTTTTTCTGAGTTGCATTTAGTGGGCGGGATGTTTCACCTTTAGGCATTATCGTAATCCTTTATCTGCGCCGAAGCGAATCATTCGCTCAGCTATTTCTGGTCCGATGTTTTCAATGAGTTTGTCGCACTCATGGTTGGACACGCCAACGTGGTTAGGTCCGAACTTTTTTATGATCTCAACCAAATGAACCTTCCGCACGATACCGCGAAGAAGGTCTAAGTCCTGAGAAGGTAACGTAGACAAAAAGCTCATTTGCGAAGCATCTTCTTTTCTAACAAGCCTATGCGCTTTTCAAGAAGGTGACGCTTCTTGCTTACAACTGGATTCGCATCCTCTAGCTTTAGCAGGCTACGCGCTTTGCGTTTAATTTTCTGAAAGACATCGTAGTCTTTAGGCGTACCTTCGAGGTCTTTCATCAACCGATTGTACTCTTGGTTGATGTTCTCTCTCTTTGTTGGTGCTTGTCCTTTAGGCATAACTTAGTCCCATGCTGTTGAGCCTTTCGGCTTTGGTGGCTGTTTCTTCTTTAGCTTGGGCTTAGAAGAAGATGCGGGTTTAGGTTTAGGCTTCGGTGCTTCTTCAGTCCAGACTAAGGGCATAGACGCTGCTGTGCGTGTTTTGCCGCTGAATGTTCTGCCAACGAG